AATTTGGCGCAAATCTTCCACGAGCAGAAATCACGCGACTAATCACACTCTACGTATACATTGAAGAAATTATTTTCAAAGAAAATGGTGGAACAGTTCGTCTTAAAAACTTTCCAGACATTAGCTTTGGTTATGAGCAATCCTTATTGTCAGTGCTTTTCTCTCAAGATTTTGCTTCGGATCAAAATATCAATTCTTTGATTGAAGAAACATACTCTGACGAGACAAGGAAAAAAATTGCACAGAAATGTTTGCATTACGGGACAGAGTGGGCTACAATAGTTAGTCAATCAGGTGGTTTTTCTGGTGCTAGCGTCCGTGACAAAAAGGATATAAAATCTAAATGTATTGATTTTGTCGTTGAAAACGTTAGACATGACGTTGAACAAGAATATGGATCTGTCATCTTAACATACCTTTTGGTGTTTATTCTCATCCCCGCTATTGCAAGATTTATAATTACCAGATTGCTTGAAAAATATTTCTAAAACAATCAGCACACAATAGAAAGTTGGTGGTTAATGTCAATAAAGTCATTGATGAACTATACGTTTGTATCTAAGTATGCAAGGTGGTGTCCAGAAAAGAAGAGAAGAGAAACGTGGAGCGAATCAGTTGACAGAGTTAAGCAAATGATGCTTGACAAATACGTAGACCCTCATCATGATGATTTTTTGGACATTAAGAACGCAATATCTCAAGCATATGAGGACATGAGAAAAAAAAAGATTCTTGGTTCTCAACGTGCCTTGCAGTTTGGCGGCGCTCCAGTTTTCAAACACAATGCCAGAATCTATAATTGCATCGCTTCTTATACAGACAGGGTACGTTTTTTTCAAGAGTGTATGTATTTATTACTATGTGGATGCGGCACTGGCTTTTCTGTTCAAAAACATCATATTGACAAGCTCCCAAAGATCATTAGATCAAAAGAAGGACAAAAGAAATTTGTCATTGAAGATTCTATTGAGGGTTGGTCAGATGCCGTTGGCGTATTGGTATCTAGTTATTTTAAGAAGTGCGACCTTTTTCCAGAATATAATGGCAGGAATGTAGTTTTTGATTATACAAAGATTAGACCGGCTGGAGCATACCTAAAATCAAGTGGAGGTAAAGCTCCCGGCCCAGAACCTCTTAAGAAAGCATTAACAAGCATCAAGAAAGTCCTCGACAACATTATCAAAGAGGGCCGCGATAAAATTAAACCAATTGAAGCGTATGATATTGTTATGTTTGGTGCTGACGCTGTGATTAGTGGGGGCGTTAGGCGTAGTGCTACCATTTGTTTATTCTCCGCTGATGATGAAGAGATGGCAAAAGCTAAAACTGGTTCATGGTTTATTGATAATCCACAAAGAGGGCGATCAAATAACTCAGCACTATTATTACGAAACAAAACATCAAAGAAACAGTTCAATGAACTTATGCAATCAGTAAAAGAGTTTGGAGAACCCGGATTCGTATGGTCTGATTCTACAGAATTGATTGTAAATCCATGTGTGGAAATTGGCATGTGGCCTGTAGATGAAACCACTGGAGAAAGCGGATGGCAAGCCTGTAATCTGTCTACAATTAATTGTGCTAAGGTCAAAACTGTAGAAGATTTTTATGCAGCATGTGAATCTGCCGCCATTATTGGAACTTTACAAGCTGGATTTGCTGAATTCCCCTATCTTGGTAAGGCATCTGAGAATATTATTAGTCGTGAAGCACTGCTTGGCGTATCAATGACAGGAATTATGGAACAGCATGAAATCTGCCTAGACCCCAAGGTTCAGAAAAAGGGGGCAGAAATAGTCAAGAAAACCAATGAAAGAATAGCAAAGCTAATTGGCATTAACAAAGCAGCACGTACCACCTGCGTTAAGCCAGAAGGTACATCTAGTTGTATTCTTGGAACATCTTCTGGGATTCACCCTCATCACGCCAAGAGATACATCCGTAGAGTCCAAGCAAATAAAATGGAACCGATATACCAGTATTTTAAAACTATCAATCCTAGAGCCTGTGAGGAGTCCGTATGGTCTAATAATGACTCGGATGATGTTGTGGCATTTTGTGTAGAAGTTCCAGACGGTTCTAAAATTAAAAATCAGCTTGGGGCTATAGACTTACTAGAATACGTAAAAAGCACACAGCAAAGCTGGGTTATAAATGGAACAAACCCAGAGCAGTGTACACAAAAGTGGCTGACGCATAATGTTTCTAATACTATTAATGTTAAGCCAGAAGAATGGGATGCTGTTACAGATTTTATTTACGATAATCGCCAGTATTTTTGTGGTGTTTCACTACTTCCAATCGCTGGAGATAAAGATTATGCACAGGCTCCATTCACAACGGTGTATTTACCTAGTGAGCAGATACAACATTATGGAGATGCAGCAATGTTTGTCAGCGGTTTAATTGAAGTTGGTCTTTCTCTCTATGAAGATAATTTATGGGCGGCTTGTGACAGCCTTTTAGGAGTTGGTCAAAAGATTAAAGGTTCAGAGAAAAAAGAATATCGAGATAGATGTCAAAGATTTGCCGATAGATATATGAACGGAGATCTTAAGCTACTAACCTATTGCATGAAAGATGTTTATAATTGGAAAGATTGGTTAGATATGAACCGTGAATATAAAGAAGTAGATTATACTCAAGTAATTGAAGAAGAAAATAACGTAAAAGCAGAGCAAGAGTGGGCCTGCTCTGGAGGATCTTGCGAAATTCGCTAATAAGGAATTAACATTAGGAGAAACTTAATGATGAACTTTGTGGGATTTAAATATTTAACGAAAACAGCACAAATGCCAACTAAGGCTAATAGAACAGATGCAGGTTTTGATTTGTATGCGGATGAAGACAAATTTATATTTGCAAATAAACGAACAACAATTAAGACCGGAATCAGTCTTGATATGCCAAATAATTTGGCTGGCCTAATTTGGCCCCGTTCTGGACTCTCGGTAAAGAAAGGTATAGATGTGTTGGCTGGTGTCATAGACGCTGGCTACAGAGGAGAGATCATGGTTTGTTTGTACAATACTTCTGATGAAGACGTAGAAATAAAACGTGGGGATAGAATCGCACAGATGATATTCCAAGAGGTTCCTGTTATATCTTTACAGTTAAGAGAAGAACTTGGTTCCTCACAACGAGGGAGTAACGGCTTTGGTAGCACAGGCAAATAACAACAACAGAAAAAAGCGTCAGGAACAAAAAAAACCAAAACCAAATACCTTGGAGGCAAAAACCGAAAACCAAAAACAATACATTAGATCTATCATAGAAAATGATGTAGTGTTTTGTACTGGACCGTCTGGTAGTGGTAAATCATTTATTGCTGCTGGAATAGCTTCTCAGAAAATTCTGAAAGACGAAATCGATACAATCATTGTCACGCGACCATTAGTGTGTACTGGGCGAGATTTAGGATCTTTGCCGGGAGAACTGAACGAAAAGATAAAACCATATCTACAACCAATGGAGGAAAATCTAAAATATTTCCTTGGTAGAGATAGGTTTGGTTATTATTTTAATCAACGTAGAATTCGCTTTGAGCCACTGGAAACAATGAGAGGATCGACATTCCATGAATCATATATGATTTTAGATGAAGCCCAGAACTGCACGCTTGAACAGATTAAAATGTTCATAACACGTATGGGCAATCATTCTAAAGTATTAATCAATGGAGATAATAAGCAGACAGACATCTATAAAAATAGTGGCTTAGATTACTGTATGGATAGATTGTCCAACGTTACGGGTGTCGGAATCTCTAGATTAGAGTATCATGACATACAGAGGAATGGAATTATCGGAGCGGTGCTATATGCACTGGAATCATAATGTTATACGATTACGAGTGTTCTGAATGCAAATACTTTATGGAAGATGTATATCAGTCCATTAAAGATGATGCGCTTACAGAGTGTCCAAAGTGTAAAAAAAATACACTAGAACGAGTAATTACTGGTGGTATATATGGTTCAGTATATCAAGAGCCAACAACTATTGGCCAACAAGCAGATAAAAACTGGCGTAACAAAGGTCATTATGAAAGATCAAACGAGTTACAAAAACAGAGCGACCACGAAAAAGCCAAGAGGGAAAAGCGTGAATCAATGAGGGCTATTAATAAACTTAGTAAAGATAGACAATATCACTATATTATGACGGGAGATATTAGGAAATGAAATACAATAAATCTGGCCTTCCAGCCAAAGATGGAGAAAAAGTCTACGCACAATCTATAGTAAACGGGAAAAGCCAACCACAAACGTTTGCAGTGCTAACCTATAACAACTCCCTCTATGACCCAATCGGCACAGATAGTCATAGAGAGAATACTCTCCCGTTAGTCATGAAGAGAACAACGTCGCAAACATTTTTTCTTTACCACAAATATCTACAAACAAACAACAAAATATTTTTCACATCTGCCCAAAGGAGATTTTCCGATGGCGAATAAGAGAGGACCAATAGGGAAAATAGAAGCCTTCTATATAGAACATAACCTAGAAGAGAAAACAATTCAAGACATTGCTTCAGACCTAGAAAGAAGCGTGTCTTCGGTAGAAAAATTCATACAAAAGAATAAGATTACAATAAAAAAACAATCGATGCTTTCAGATCAATTTGCTAGACAAAAAGGTTCTGTTGTTATGACAGAAAATGCATCGATGATGATTGACGAAAAGAAAAAACATAAAAACAAACTTGACAGATCTTGTGTTACTACAATTAAATGAATGTTATACACGGAGAGCGCGGCTGGAGAATTGCCTATCACGATCCAGCAAATAGAAAATTAATCTGGATTTATATAGCTCTATCTAATGGAGAAATAATATTTCTAGATAACTACGACAAGTGGTTGTCGATGCAACAGTATTGTGTCGATCATGGCGTTAATATAGTTGATGTGGGTCTTCAGTATAAGACTAATAGAATAATTGAAAATGTAGAAAATTGCGACGGTGTATATGTGGTGACATCACTGAAGGCAGACTTTGGAGCTTCTGCCAGAAAATGTATTACTATTGGTAAAGTTAAAGACAGTATTATATCTAAACAAGCTTGGTATACTCCAGAGCTAACATTTGCGTATTCTTCTATTGATAAATTGCAAGAGTCTTTTGAAAAAGCAGTTGTGTATCATGACAAAAAAATCAAAACCAAAAATATGTGAGAGAGACTACCAAAAACAGTGGTCAGAGACTCATAGGTATAAGCATATTCATACCGGCGAATACTGCACATTTGAAGCGTATGTTGCTGAGCTTTTAATTCTTCGTAAGGTGGACGCTTTTAAGGAACCAAAGCCAGCGTATAAGTTCTGGACGAAGGGGGAAAAGTTGTATCCAGCTTTTATTAGACAACTAAAAGCAACCATTAAACTACGCAAGAAATATGAAGAAGAAATTATTATTGGCGCTATTAAATCAAAATACTTCGACAAGATATTCTATCTAGGTCTATACGAAAAAAACTATGTGGGATGGAAAATGAATCCGCTTGCATTAGAGGCGATAGAATGCTATCATAGAGATAGGAAAGACGAAGAAGAAAAACGCTTAGCCGCAATAGAATCTAAAAACAATATTATAGAACAACAAGACGAAGAGCCTAAAGTCTTAAGAAAAACACAATCATACAAAAAAAAGAATAGTCAATTAAATAAACTGAGGGATTTATGAGTAAGAAAAAAAGCGGATCTGTGAAGTTTGCTGATGATACAATTAGTAACTCTATTGTTAGCAAGTATGGAGATGTGGTTCGCAGTGGAACTGAGGTATTAGAAGCTATAAATAGTCTGCAAGTGATTGGTGTTTCACCCGCACTAGACATAGCCTTGGGAGGTGGTCTAAGGGAGGGTAGTGTTGTGGTAATGACTGGAGATCCTAAATCCGGTAAGACCACAACCGCCCTTCATTTTGCTTCTAAGTGCCAAGCTTTAGGTAAGCGTGTAATCTATGTCAACACAGAAGGTAGATTATCACGACAGAATTTTGATGGCATCAAAGGTTTGCAGGCAGACAAAATACTAATTGTAGAATCCACAGACGATAAAATACTATCAGCGCAAGATTTCCTAAACATTATTGAATACTACATCAACAACGATCCCGGATGCTTAATCATTGCGGACTCATTATCCAACATGGTTCCTCAAGATGAACTAGACGGTGAAATCAGAACTGGTGTTCGCAACGCATTGCCACGGTTGCTATCTATGTTTTTCAAGCGTATAAGCGGTACGTTAATGAAAAATAAAACTATACTTGCGTGTATTACTCACAATATTGCTAATACTGGAGGCTCACCCTACGCCCCATCAAAAATGGCAGACTGTGGCAATATGTTGCAATATCAAGCTGGAACCAATATGGTTATCACACATAGAGGTAGGTGGCAAGTTCCAAAAGACAGTGGACCACATGTTGGACAGATAGCAAACTGGACAATAAAAACATCTTGTGCGGGAGGTCTTCCAAACAGCACGGCAGAAAGCTGGATTCGTTACGGCGTTGGGATTGATGAGACTCAAGAGGTTGTGCAGATTGCTTGTGAGTTTAGATTGATCAAAACCGCTGGAGCTTGGTACACAATTCAATGCGCTTTAGATGATATTCAGCACCCAGCTGTCCAAAAACTTCTTAAAGACAATAATGTTGGAGACAAAGAAGAAGATGTTGAAAGATTTTTTAAATTCCAAGGTGCTAATAATACTCTTGAATTTTTAAATGAAAACCCAGATATTTCATCGTTCATCTATGAGAAGATCAAGGAGTTATTTTAATGGCACAAATAGATATAACAAAGACAGAGGCTTGGAGAATACTTGACGCTTTGCAAGTTTATAAGCAAGATTATGAACTAACAGCTGCGGCTCTTAAAACCATTAAGAATGCAGAAAATAAATTAAAGAAGGTTGTAAATGAGTAACTACCTAAACATAGATATACCACCGTTCTGGTGTTATTTAGACACTGGTTTTTTGCACAACAAAGAAGCTAATGTGCAAAACGAAAGAATTGTTGTTGAAGCATTTTCTTTTACTAGTATACCTCAAAGATGTGCTATGTTCAGTATAATGACCGAATATGGTAGTCAGCACGCTAGAGTGCCTATACAATATTTAAGGTCTGATGAAACTGGCGGCACAGATTATCCACTAGACTGGATAGAACTTTGGGATAGTATGAGTTATTATGCTTCCTGCAACATTAACGAATATACAAAAAATAGAGCAGCAAATATTATGCTAAAAGACCATTCTACACATAAAGGAAAATATCTATTTACAATCGACTGGTGTTTTGGGCCACAGTTTAAATCTGGTTACGGAGAAATGGCCGCTGGTCATAAGTGTGGACATTTTTTTGAGGGTGAAGGTGGTCAATATTTTATGCAACCAAACAATAGAGTGTTATGGGTAGACGGCGGCAGTTTTATAAGCAGGCAATTCAAAAAAAAGCCAGACTGGTCAGTATTCTCTAAAGAATATAGTTGCGAACATTCTGGAAGTCGCTGGGTGTCGGAATCAAATGAAGAAGTTTACTTCTACGATTTTAAGGATTTGGGAAAAGATAATGATAAGCAATGATATGTTGCCTAAATTTCTTGGACTTATTGCGGTTTGGATAATCCTCTATATTCACCTAAATAGACCATAACATGAACACAATATTTCAAATATGTGCTGGCATATTGCTAGCTAAAATAATAGAATGGATATTTTATGAAGGTTACAGGTTTAAATGGCAGAGATTACGTTTGGGACTTAAGAAATTACTCCGTGGATGCGAACGACACAAGAAGGCGGTCAAAGTATCACGTTCGCGCAAGAAAACTCTTGAAGACTATCTTCCATAGCTATAGAATACTTGAAGAAGTTAAGTTGCCGGGAAGCACACCAAGGCACAGAAAGGGAGTTTTATACTTAGATTTTTATATACCACAAATAATGCTGGCTGTAGAAGTTCATGGCCAACAACATTATGAATTCACCCCATTCTTTCATCAGACAAAAGCGGATTTCTTGTTGGCAAAAGCGAAGGATGAAGATAAAATAGAGTGGTGCGAGTTGAACAACATTGAATTGATTACGTTGAAATATTCTGAAACAGACGAGTACTGGAGGGTGCAAATTGAAAACCGCCAAAGAAACAATTGAAAATTTCCTTGAAAAGCTAGATCAATTTACCCATGAAACAAACACTAAGTTTGCTACGTTTCGTGAAGAGTTTTTGTTGGCAGCAGATATGGAAATGGAGCAAGTTAAGAAACTAAATCAAGAAGAACTTTTTGATTATGCCTACGCTCTATATGGATATGCTTCATACATCCAAGACCAAATAAATAGACAAAAGGTAGTATTCAATTTATGCAACGATCAGTTAAATAAAATGGTAGCTAAATATCACGATAAATTTAGTCCATACACTAAGCATGAAATGCGGATACCTATGATTGTAGTAGAAAATGAATATGCAGCATCTATTGATAATTATAGACAGGTTGCAGAAGCAAGAATACAAGAACTTGACGGAAAAGTTTATGAACTGAAACGTAAGGGCGATATACTAATGGAAAAGGGGAAGAGAGTATGAACTTAAGAAATTTTGTACAAGGACTAACAACAGAAGAAAGAGAAGAGCTTCTTGATATATTAAATGAAGACCTCTTAACTGGAACTACTACACCTCCACGTTTAGAAGAAATTGTATCTACAGATAATAATGTCTCTGAAGACTTTGTTATGCGTAAAAAAAGCACCCTTTCAAACAACAAAAGGAGAGAAGTGGTAAAAGCAGAAGCAAATAAGTGGAACGACGAGGGAGAAGATAGACACATAGAAACACCAAGTATCAAAAGAACACCAAGAACACGTAAAGCCCCAGCTAAAAAAAATGTAACCTGTCATGTGTGCGGCAAGTCGGAAGAAATTAATGCATCCCTTGTGTATGGTGAATTTCATCGCTGCGATAGATGTACTGGAAGGTAAATAAATGAACACAGCACTAAGCGACGTTGGGGCCGAAAGAGCTATTTTAGCTGGCCTATTGCAGTACGGAATAGACGCACATGTTGAAATATCGGATCTAATATCTGTAGATAGTTTTGAAAATGTAAACAACAAAATTATTTACAAGTGCATAACCCACATTATTAACAACGAGCAGTCTGTAGATGTTGCTACATTTCTAGCAGCAGCAGAGCATCTTCAAGTTTCTGATACTATTAACACAAAGCAAGAACTAAAATACATCAAGTCATTATTTGAATTCTCCATTAATCTTGATAACATATACAAGTTTGCAATTCAGTTAAAAAAGTTTGAGTTCGCACGTAAGATTCAAACTATGACACTGAAAATACATAAAGATATTGGGCAAATTAGTGGTAACGAAAGCATCAACGATATAGTTAACATACTGGAAAATCCTGTGACAGATTTTCTTAGAGAGGATGACGGTGGCGAAAATCCAGAGAAAATTGGCGAAGGAGTAGAAGATTATGTCCAGTTCTTATCAGAAAATAAATGTGATATCATCGGTATACCCACGGGATTCTCTAGATATGACGAGGCCATTGGGGGTGGTCTTAGACGAAAGTGCGTTGACCTTGTATCTGCAAGACCAAAAGTTGGTAAATCAGTTTTCGCTGATAATGTTGCCCTTAACGTATCTTCAATAGGAATTCCTGTACTCGTACTAGATACAGAAATGTCAAAAGAGGATCACCTAAATAGGCTAATAGCTAATATTAGCGGCGTTCCAATTAACGAGGTGGCTACTGGTAAATTTGTAGATGATTCAATTAAGAACGATAAAGTTAAAGAAGCTGTAAATAGATTAGAGTCTATACCTTATAGTTATATCAGCGTTGCTGGCAAACCATTTGAACAAATACTAAATCTTATTCGTCGCTGGGTTGTCCAAGAGGTGAAGTCTGATGACACAGGAAAGACAAATGATTGTTTAATAATCTATGACTACCTGAAGCTTATGTCATCTTCCTCTATCACAAACAATATACAAGAATATCAAGCATTAGGATTCCAAATCACCTCTCTGCATAATTTATGCGTTAAGCTAGACATCCCCTGTCTATCTTTTGTGCAATTGAATCGTGATGGAATAACCAAAGAAAGCACCGATGCAGTTAGTGGTTCAGATAGACTAATCTGGCTGTGTACGTCATTCAGTA